TAATGTCTAATATTTGTATAACAGATGCATCGACACCTACACCTTCAGATATATCAACACCAGCTACATAAACTCTCGTTGGGTCTGGTTCATCCCAAATCTTATAGTTACCCTCATCTAGTACAATCTTAGCTTCTGTACACTTAGCTGACATTTCAGCAAATAATTCTTCATCAATAGAAGATTCACCAGAGTTAAGAAATTGACATTCAAATTCTTGAAGCCAAGCTTCGAGAGATCCGATAGCTTGCTTAGTATTAGCAGCCCACTTTTCGTCTCTACCTGGAACCTCATTCCACATAATTTTATCATGCGCCCATCCATTCTCACCTTTTTCAGCTCCATCATAGATTTTATGGAATAGATTACCTGTACCATTAGATGTAGAACATATAAAAACTTTAGATTTTTTAGATGATGTAATAATAGGAAATACAGACTTCCAAAACTCTTCAACTAGATGTGATTCAATGAAAGCACACTCATCAATAACAAGACAGTTAACAGACTGACCACGAGCAGCAGTACCTGTTGTAGTCGTAATACCGATTCGACTACCATTATCAAGCGTCATTGAGGTTTTACCATACTCTTTAACACCTGGCTTTAACCATATAGGTAATTCTTCGAATGCCATTCGAACACGTTGGAAAATTTCAATAGCAGTTGCTTCTTTGTTAGCTACAAGAAGAATACGTTGATCGTCCATAAAGCATGCCTGCCAAAGGATATAGATGGTCATCATTGTAGATTTACCAATCTGTCTAGATGCTAATAGAATAAAGAACCTATTATCTCTCATCTTACGTAAAACACGCTTTTGACAACTATGTAAGTCGATTGTTTCTCTCCCCCTATCTAAATTAATAATGTAAAAGAAATTTTCCGCGAAATGAAGAATGTTTTCTTTACACTTCTTCATTTCCTTAATCATCCATGGTTCGTATGCTATTTGAGCATCTGCCGCTGGTAGATTAGGGTTTCCTAAGTAAAACTCTGTTTTATTTGCGTTTTTAGCCATACTTACTATAAATATATATATGGCAAAACCAAAGAATGACTTTGCATCTATCGGAAATTTATACGGTAGTATGTTAAACGGTGTAAAACATAAACTTGTCTCTGAAGGCAAGATTGGCCCTAGTGTAAAAGCAGGGGAAATCGGTGATGCGCCTCTTATTAAAGGTGGACCACAGACAACAGCGGGTTATATGCCAGCTAAAATCGATAAGAAAACAATGTCAGCAAAAGATATAGGTGATAATCTATATAATATTGATGATCTTTCATACGACGAAGACGAAGAAACTAAAAAGGGTACTTTTACTAAGGTAGAGAAAGCTGCTGAAAAAGCAGGATACGGCAAGAAAGCTGCTTCAAAGATAGCAGGAGCTGTTAAAGCTAAAAAAAGAGCTGAAGAGGATGAGGAAGAACTAGTAAAAGAAAGTGGAAAAATCGCTAAGGAGAGACTAAATAACTTTATGAGAAGAAAATCGATTTTTGATAAACTTTACGAAAACGTTATGCAACCAGGTGGTGAACACGGTGGTGCAGATGAAATGGACAACTCACAAGAACTTGATGCTCTCGGCATTGAGGGCGGTGAAGAAGATGGCCTTGAAGAAGAAGGTGGTGAAGTTACTTTCACACTTGACCGTGCAACTGCTGAAAAGCTTATCGATGTTCTTTCCGCTGCTATTGGTGGTGGTCATGAAGAATACGAAGGTGAAAACGAATTCGGTGGTGAAGAGGATACTGACGAATACGGTGGTGAAGAAGACGAAGAAGGCTTCTGGGACGAAGATGAAGAAGACCTTGGTGCTTCCAATCTTACAAAAGAAGTTAACTTCGGTAAGAATAACAAAGTAGGTAATCTCAAAGTTCAAAAACAATCAGTACAAAGCGGCTATACCGATAAAGTAGGTGCAGATGGTGATCATGGTCACGCACTTGTAAATGCTAAACAGCCTAATTTCGGTAAGGACAACAAAATTAATTCCGTACTTAAGAATGCTTCTGGTAAGAAGGCGTTTGAAGTCTAATTAATATAGATAAACAATTTAGCCCTGTAGTTTCTCACTACAGGGCTTTTTTTGTATAAATAATAGTATGGTAACGTTTAAGGATTATTTGCTTGAATATGCGAGTAAGGAGAAGTCTAAATTTTTTGGTATATCAAAAATGAAATCCGGTCTTAACGGTAAAGATTGGAATAATCCGCATGGTAGAAAACATGCTAATACTATTGCCAAGACATACAAACATAAACACCCTATAGTTGATAGAGTAGTGCAGGGACAAGCAAACAATGTACCGGTGTCAGGATCTGTGTTGGATCAAATATTAGGTTTGTATGATACTGATTTTGATATCGGTAAAAAATCATTAGGTAATTCAGTTGAGATTACAATGTCGACTGATAATAAAGGTAATCCGAAAGCAATCATATCAAAGAAAGTTAAACAAAATGGCCTGTAATACATCGAGACAAAATTGTACACCTGCTAGTGTATTTGCAGGAGTAGCATCATCAGGCTGTGGTCAGTTTCTTAACCCAGCTAATTTTCAAGCTGAGCAACTCATATATGATTCTGCTTTTGGTGATTTAATTAATAATTTCGGTATTCCTGTTGATTATTATGTTAATACATTTAACTTATCAGCTGCTGATACTTTATACGGTGAACAGCCTACTGCAGTATTCTACGGGCCTGTATCAATAATGATGTATATTGAGCTTACGGAAGGGTTTAATCTTTCACGTTTTGGATTTGCATCCGATGATGAGCTTACAGGGTATGTGCATATAAGAACATTTGAAGAATCAATGTCCGGAAGAGAGTTCTTTATACAGACAGCAAATGGAGATATGCTACAGTATAATGAATATATTAACGCTTTTGACTTTTTACTAGGTACCGATTTCTCTGCACCTAATGCATATAGTAGTAACGGTCAAAGTGTAGAGCCAAAATCAGGTGATCTCATCCAGCTATCTCCTCTAGGTTGTGATAGACCTAATGGTAGAGGTGCTAAGATATTTGAGATTACAGAACGTGTAGATCAAGATATTGCTTCTATTAACCCACTGTTAGGGCATTATGTATATCGTATTAAAGCGAAACGCTACGAGAACTCATTTGAACCTGGTGCCCCTAAAGAGCCTAAGAATGATCAAATATTTGAGAATGCGTTCTCTGGTAAGGTATCAACAACCATACAAGATGAACCTGTCTCAGACCCTAAATCTTATCCAGGTGATATTGATGTAGAATCTGAGACTAAGGTATTCAATATGGGTGTTAATGATACTGATATATACGGTACGTATTATTAATTATAAATATGTCATTGGATCTACAAAAGTAGCGGATAATCCTGTATTAATACCTGCTGCTATATCTGCCCGTTTAATATAATTATTTACATAGTCTGAATAAAATCCTGGATTTAACCCTCCACCAGAACTATATCGTATAATTCTGTATAAAAATAAATTATTATTTATTAACGTATATACCTGTGTACCGCTGTCGCCAATTACAACCGTATGTAAGAAAGATGATCTCGGAGCAGTTAAATCAGAACAATTTGAGTTGACAATGTACGCTACGGGTCCATGTAGTGTATTTGCTGATGGTGGTCCTGATGACCAATTACCTTGTGATATTGCTAGCATAGGTACTGCTATAGAATTATCTAGCGCATAAAATTCTGCATCGGTAAATTTAGCTATAGGGTTAATATATACCCAAGTCGGTAATTCATCGGCTAAAAGGTATACAGATAAATCTAGACCTCCTTCTGGACCTCCTATATTTATACCATTTATTCTTTGTATTAATGTTGTTTCAAATATTTGCTCATAACCGCTCCCACTCAAGCCTCCTGTATTAGCAAATCTTATCTTCTTACCAACTTCTGGTCCAGAGGAATGACCAATAGATATGCAGTGTCGACGAGTTATAGCTGCAATACCTATTGATTGTAACCAATCCTGTTTCCAGCAAGCTATGCCTGTTAATTTTGAAGCAATATCAGCGCACCAGAGATTAGTGTTACGTTTAAATAAATTACTATTCCAATTATTAGTTATATTACTAAATACGGGCATAGATGATATTGGATCCTTACCAGTAATTCTTGTATCAATTGAACTTATCATTGCTGTAGTAAGTTGTGGTAACGTATTAGATATACAGACAGCGTCTGTATACGCTCCTACAACGCCATTTTCAGGTACTATTCCTTCCGCGAATTCTTGCCATAATATCATGTCTCCCTCTAATGTATCAGAAAATGTATATTCAGTGGGATCAATATCATCCCACTGGTAAAAAACACCGTCATATAATGTATTTACAGTATATATAGGACCTACTTGATTATAACCAGTATAACCACCCGAATTAGGTTGCATTTTCATCCACATACCTGATATAGTCACAGCTTGAGTAAAAGAAGCGTGTGAGGCTGTAAGCGTGCTACCTACAGTTGTATTGCCCTTAATATTAAAAGGAGCACCAAAAGCATATGTATTTGGTATGTATACAGATTCCTTGGTTGTAACAAAAGAGCGAGCTGTGACACTTACATTATTTGTCTTTATTATATCAACCCAAGCTGAATTGAGTTCACTATCTGTTGTATTGTGTGTTAATTTACCTGAATCATCAATCCACCTATACATACCCTGATCATACCATCCACTCTTTATATTGTTCATATTTTATTTATTAAGGGTTAAATTGGTCCATACCGTTTTAGTTGCAGATAATACACTAACACCTGGTACAGTATATATATAATCGAAAGAGGGATCACGTACACCGTTGAAATATCCCGGTATAATCGAATAACCTGATATAGAGGGTAATTGTGCAACAAGCGGTGTATTGAAGGTTATAGGGTACTTAGAATAACCGTCTTTGTAGTATGTTCTACCTTCATACTGAACTGTTTCACTACTTCCAGCTGCTATAATATATCTCTTTGGATATGGTTGTAGTACTAAGTTAGGAGAATCATATATATTATGACCATTTAAGAATATATTCTTATTATACGTTTTATGTATATCAGTTAAGTTGCTATCACCGTCATTAAAGTTTAACGAATTAATTTTAAATGTTACAAATCTCGATGTCTTTAAACTTGTACCCATTCTCTCATGATCTGTCGGTAAAACCTCAGCAGCATATAATACACTAAATGTTGTACTATCATGAAAATAACATTTTACAGGGGAGCAACCATAAAAACTATTTGTAAAAGCGTTAATATTTCCAGGTGCATTCGTATAACTATTTGATACTGGCCATCTTGTACATTCAAACGGATACTTATTATACCATCCATGTATAATGGTAAATGATTTATAACCTGTAGGATTTGTTGAGTCAGGTACTAAAAAATATACTTTACCTGTTGTTTGCTCTACTTGTAGTATATGACCAGTATTATTATGCTTAGTCGCATATGTAATCGCGGTCCGCTCATATTTATTTTTTTTATTAAATGCTGTAAGATAGCTAAGGTTATCATTTGATACTTCACCTGACCATAAATTAGTTATTTCATTAGATGAAGGTGTATTAAAACCTATACGATTTTCCTTAAGACCTACGTTAGTAAAGCTTAAACTGTAAGCATACGAATTATTATCTTCATAGGTAGAAAAGAGGTTGAAGAGTTGAACTGTTGATAATTTAAAGTTATTAGTTTTACCTAGAAATCCAATAGTTGCGCCTCCGTTAAATAGATAATTATTATTATTAATTTGAGGGAATGAATTTGTTGTATGTAGATTACCGTTATTTAGATATATATTTGTATAATGGTTAGTATAATTAGATGTTAATCTTTCTGTTGTCTCAAATAGTGTATATCCAGAAAGGCCATAATAATCATTCCAATAATTAGTAAACGCACTTAAGTTAAACATAGAGCCACGTATAGCGCTCGTAGCTAGAGATAGAGAATACGGTTCGTATGTTGATAATAGTTGGACACTATTACCGCTTATATTAAAAGTTCTCACATAATTACCGTTATACCCTATTTGATACGGTAAGGTTACGTAGAAATTATTTTGACCGGAAAAGCTTATATTCTTTACACTACCTAAGCTAGAGGAAGTTATAACTAATTTATTATCATAAAAGAATGTATTATAAAAATCACTATTCGTATATTTACCAACATATGATGATAACGGTATATTACTTGTTAACTCAGCTCCACTTAATTGCAACTCTGATGTAATAGTTGATAGTATATTAAACTGCGTACCATTTTTTTTATATAATGCAACAACACCCGTGTTAGTATCAACCAAAAATGTTGCATTACCTTCTGTAACAGCTATACCGGATAATGACGGGTTTTGATTAATATACGATTGTCTCGTATATCCGAGAAGAGGTACTGTTAGATAGTTACCATCTTCTG